GCTCGAGCAGACGCGACGCGCGAAGGAAGCGGCCGCCGCGCTGCAGGGAGCGGGCGGACGTCCCGCCGCCGACGGCCGTCCGACGAAGGCCGAGGCGCTGCAAATGACCGATGAAGAGTTCGCCGATCTCGTCGCCGACGATCCGAAGTTGCTTGAAGAGCTGCTTGGCGGTTGACAGCGCGGCGCGATTGCTGCAAGATCGAATGAGCGGCGGTTCCGCCGCTTCCCATCCGCACCGATCCGCACCTGCTCCAACGATCCGTACCCTCGGGCGAGTCCCTCGTCCGTGCGGGTAACCAAACCCGTCCGTTTCGCGCAGTTCCCGTCAACAACTGCGCCGCGCCTCGGTGGGCCGCGTCACCAGCCCTCCGTGCCGGGTCGTAACCGGTCCGCCAAAAGCGCCGCCGCGTGAGAGCGACGCCCGCAACTGCAGGACGCGTCAGTGCCTGCGGAACTAGGGCATTTCGTTTTTCACACGGAGGACCGCGAAAGTGGCCGGAAAGTACTACACCACCGGCGACGCGAACACGCAAAAGCTCTGGGCCAAGCGAACCATCGCTGAGGCGCTCCGGGGCAGCGTGTTCGGGTTGCTTCACGGCGAGGATCCCGATTGTGCGATCGTGATCCAGCCAGAGACAAGCCGCGAACCCGGCGACCGCGTGCGCACGCGCACCCGTCGCCAGCTCACCGGACGAGGCAAGCAGGGCAGCCAGACCCTGAAAGGCAACGAGGAAGGCCTCGAGCACGACACGGACGATCTGCTGATCGACACCCGCCGTCATGCCGTCCAGGTGCACAAGAACATCTCCGAGCAGCGCACGACGATCAAGCAGGTGGAGGAGTCCCGCAAGTCTCTCTCCGACTGGTTCGACGACATGTTCAGCTTCTCGGCGCTCAATCAGCTCTGCGGGAAGACCACGGAAGCCGATACGCTCTACACCGGAAACAACACGGTGACGGCGCCCGATGCAAACCACATCGTGCGCGCCGGAGCGGCCGCCGACGACGGCGCGGTCGCCTCGGGCACCCATGCGCCGACGCTCTCGCTGCTCGACAAGTGCGTGGCTTTCGCCGAGAGCTACTCCCTTGCCGACGGAAACGGCGCGCCGATCCGCCGTGCCAAGGTGAAGGGGCTCGGCGAGCTCTACGTGTTCATCTGTCACCCCTACTTCTGGCACGCCATGAAGACGTCGAGCTCGGGCAACGAGTACACCGACCTCGCCAAGGCGTTCTACCAGGGCTCGGGCGACAACAACCCCCTTGCGAAGACCTACCGCAATCGCAAGGCGCGGCTCGTGGCGATCTACAACGATGTTGCGATCGTCACCGATCCGCGTTGCCCCAAGGGCGTGCACTCGGGCGCCGACGTGGCGAACACCCGCCGCGGCGTGTTCCTCGGAGCCGGCGCCGCGACGCTGGCCTTCGGCATGCACTTCGGCACCGACAAGATGCGCTGGAACGAGGAGATCGACGACTACGGCGAGCTCCACGGCATCGCGGGCACGACGGTCTACGGCCTCAAAAAGAACATCTACAACTCGAAGGACTGGGCCTCGATCGTCGTCACGGGATACACGGCGCTCGGCTAAGCCGCGCTGCCCGCGCTCTTTGAATTGCTAACCGCGGGGGCCCGCAAGGGCCCCCACTGCCATACGGGGGCGCACAGCGCAGCCCCGGGAAAGCGAGAGGAACATGGGACTTGCACGCGGACGCAGAGACGTCCAGGCCGTCCAGTTCGTCCAGAAGTCGATCAGCTTCGATACGCCGGGGATCGCCTCGGGCATTCCCTTTGACGATGCGGTGCCCGACGGCGCCGAGATCGTCGATGCCCTGGTGGGCGTAAAAACGGCCTTCAATGCCGCTTCGACCAACGTCGTTACGCTGGGCATGAACGGCACCACGGCCAACGATCTGCTCGGCGCTTCCGACGTGACGGAAGGCACGCCCGGCGGCTACCGCGCGCCGGCGGTCAACGTCATGAAGACGGTTTCGGGCAATACCTTCCCCTACGTGAAGTACACCCAGACGGGCACGGCCGCGACCACTGGCGCCGCCAAGTGCATGGTGTTTTTCACGCTGCCGGAGTCGCTCGACTAAGTCGAGACGCTCGACAGAAGCACTTTGAGAGAGCGGACGGGGGCGCCGCGCTGGCTCGACGTCGGGGCGTTCCTTCCACCCGGCAAGCCCGTCCGCTCGCTCATTTCGGGAAAAGGAGACCCCCGACATGGAAAACATCGCAATTGAGGGCCTCGACGAGGCCTACCTCCGCGACCGCATCGCGCAGCCCGACGACGTGCTGCGCGCTTTCGTCGGCGAGGAGCTCTGGAAGAAGATCCTCGAGAGCTGCGGCGAGCCGCGCGGCATGTTCGCCGAGATGGCGCGCTGGCGCGAGCGCGTCGTGCAGTTCTTTTTCGGCTCGCCCGCGGTCGAGCAGCCGGGCCAGCGCCCGGAGTTTCACGTCGCGCTCCACGAAGCGGCCGCGCGCCGTGCGAGCCTCGACGCGTTCCTGCGCGGCGAGGCCAAGAAGCGGGCGGCCGAGCACCAGGCCGCGCTCGCGGCGATCGACGGGAGCGCCAAGACGGCACCTCCGAAGGAGGAGGATCCGGCGACGCTCAAGGTGCCCGAGCTGCACAAGCGGCTCGAAGCCGCCGGCGTCGAGTTTCCGAAGAAGGCAACGAAGGCCGAGCTGCTGGAGCTCCTGGCCGCCAAGACGGCACCTCCGAAGGAGGAGTAACCCGTGACGCTCGCCGAGCTCAAAGCGGCCATCGATTCCCGTCACCAGATGGGACTGGGCAGCGCGCACGCCGACATCGCCGACGCGCTCGAGGATGCGCGCTTCGAGTACCGCGGCGAGCCGTTCTGGGGGCTCGATCTCTCGGACTCCTTCAATACCGTCGCCGCGACCGAGAGCTACGACCTGCCGCAGCACGCCGGATCCGAGAGCGAGGTGATCGAGCTGCTCTTTGCCGAGATCACCTACAGCGGCCGCGCCCACGAGCTCACGCGCGTCACGTTCGAGGAGATGCGCCGGCTCAAGACGGGCGCCGCGAGCGACTCCTATCCGACGCGCTACGCGCTCTACAACGACCAGATCGTGCTCTACCCGACGCCCGCCGATGCCTGGCAGGTCGATCTCTACTACCGCGGGGATCTGCTGCTGCCGACTTCGGCGGGCGGGAGCAACTGGTGGACCGTGCACGGCTACCGCCTGCTTCTCTACAAAGCGCTTGCGATCCTGCTGCTCGATCACGACGAGGACGACGCGCGCGGGCTGAAATTCGAGCAGAAGGCCGAGCAGCAGCGCCGGCTCCTCATTGCCGAGAGCAACCGCCGCCGCGCCGGGAAGTTCCCGCGGATCCGGAGCCACCCGCTATGAAGCAGCTCACGACCAGGCCGGTGGCCTTCGGCGCATGGGCGCCCGATCTCTCGCCGCTGCAGGCGCCGGCCGAGTGCCGCAACGCGCTTCCGGTGGCCAAGAGCTACGAGCCCGCGCGCGACCTGCTCGTCTACTCCTCGGCGCTCTCCGAGCGCTGCCGCGGGCTCTTTGCGACGACGAACTATGCCGCCGTTCCGCAGGGCTTTGCCGGCGACCGCACCAAGCTCTACAAGATGGACGCGGCGCACGGCGTCGCCTGGGCGGACGTGAAGAAGTCGGGCGGCTACTCGCTCGGCGCCGACGATCGCTGGGAGTTTGCAAAGTTCGACAGCGCCGGCGTCGTCATTGCCGCCGCGATCTCGGAGAATCCCCAGAAGTTCTCGATCTCCGCGAGCCCCGACAGCGCGTTCGCCGATCTCGGCGGGACGCCGCCCAAGGCGCGCCACCTTGCGGTCTGGGAGGATCGCGTGATCCTCGGCTACCTCGACGAGGGCGGGACGATCTATCACAACAAGGTCAAGTGGTGCGGCACCGGCGACGAGACGGACTGGAGCATCGACCCGACCGGCAGCGGCGCCGACGAGCAGGTGATCTTCGACGCCGTCGGCGAGGTGCGCCGCGTCGTGCCGACCGAGGGCGCCTGGCTCGTTTTCTGCGATCGCTCGATCCACCGATTCGACTGGATCGGCGGCGACTACGTTTTCGAGAATCGTCGCATTACCAATCGATTCGGCTCGCCGTGCTCGGGCAGCGTGCTCGAGGTGGGCGGGCTCGTGTTTTTCCTCGACCGTTCGGGCTTCCAGGTGCTCTCTGGAAATCAGCCGATTGCGGTAGGGCACGCCAAGGTCGATCGCTATTTTCTGCGCCAGAGCGCGCAGCTCTCGCGCCTCGACCGCCTGTGCGCCGTGCACGATCCCGAGCGAAAGCTCGTGCTCTGGTTTTACGTCTCGAAAGAAAACAACGCGTCGGACCCGGTGCCCGACCGCGTCATCGCCTACAACTACGCCGAGCAGCGCTGGGGCGAGATTCGCCTGGCCGCGCCGGTGGACTTCGCGGCGGACTTCATCACCCAGCAGGTCTCGCTCGAGGGCGTGGGCCTGCTCTACCCGGTGATCGAGGAAGCGACGCCGATCTTTGACGACGCGTTCTGGCAGGGCGGGCAGACGCGCTTTGCCGTGGTCAACGGCCAGCACAAGCTCTGCTACGACGAGGGGACCGATCTCGCCGTGACGCTCGACACCCAGGAGGTCGAGCACTTCAAGGGCCACCTGGCAAAGACCAAGCAGGTCCGGCCGGTCGTCGAGGGCGGCGACGTGCAGGTGGCCGTCGCCTCGCGCAACGACACCGGCGCGGCGGTCGCCTACGGCGCCGCCGGCGAGAAGCTCGCCAAGGGGCAGATCCCCTTTCACGGAGTTCCCGAAGCGATCGGGCGCTATCAGCGCTACCGCGTCACGAGCGAGCAGGGCGCGGGCATCACGAAGCTGCACGGCCTCGACGCCGACGTCGTGCCGATGGGGAGGATCTAGCCATGCCGCGCCGGCAGCTGGCAGCCGTTCCCGCCCTCGATCACGCCGATGCGCCCGAGCACCGGCGCCAGATCGCGCGCGCGGTGCGCGACCTGATGCAAAAGCACGTCCGGCTCTACGACTCGGGCGAGCTCGCCTACTCGCTGGCGGGAGCGCACACGCTCACGCACGAGCTCGGCGGCACTCCGCAGAGCGTCGACTGCTGGCTCGTGTGCCAGAGCGCCGACGGCGGCTACGCCGAGGGCGAGGAACTGCACGCCTCGGCCGCGCTCGCGGGCGCGGGCACGGGCGTCTCCATCGTGCGAAGCGCGACGCAGCTTGCCGTGCGCCTCGGCGATACGGCCTGGAGCCTGCCGCGCAAGGACACCGGCGCGGCGTTCTCGGTGACCGTGGCCAGCTGGAAGCTGCGAATCCTCGCGCGGAGGTTTCCGCTCTCATGAGTGTGCAGCGCGCAACTTCGATCGAGATCTCGCGGATCCTTCCCGGGGAAGTCGGACTTGCCTGGAATGCGATCGAGCGCGGCGTGCGCGAGGTGCTCGGCAACTCGCGCCGCGAGACGACGGCCGATCTCGTGCGCGCCGAGATCGCGGGCGGATCCATGCAGCTCTGGCTCGGCCAGGAGGGTTCGCGCCTGGCGGGCTTCGTCGTGACGCAGCTCGTGCGCCGGCCGCTCGGGCCGCAGCTCCTTGTCTTCATGGTCTGGAGCCGCCCGCAGCTCGGCGCGGATTTTCTTGGTTGCGCGCTCGGCCCGGTCGAGCGCTATGCGCGCGAGCATCGCTGCAACGACCTGGTCTTCTATTCCGGCCTCGAGAAGACGCGCGGCGGCCGGGACTTCACCGAGAGGGTAGGGGCGCTCGGATTCACTCCGACGTGCCGGGAATTCGTAAAGGAGCTCTCCTATGGGCGGCAGTAGAGTAATCGAGCAGCAGGGGCCGTGGGCGCACCAGGCGCCGTATCTGGACGGCGCCTTTCGCAGCGCTTCGCAGCTGTTCAACATCGCGCCCTCGGGCGGCGCCTATCCGGGCTACTCGCTGTATTCGCCGGAATACAACGCACCCAACCGCGTCACGCCGCAGGGCGGAATGTTCGCGCCGGGCGGGCACTACACCGGGCAGGTCTACGGCAACAACCTCGGCCAGGGCGGCCAGGCGCAGGGCGGCGTTTCCCAGCCGCTTTCACCCGCGGCGTTCACGCAGTATTCCAATCCCTACGGAATGCCCTTCTACGCGGGCCCGAACAATCCCTACTACGGCGCGCAGCAGCCGCGACAGGTCGCCGGAAATACGAGCGTGAGCACCGGCGTGATCCCCCGCGGCGGCGAGGGCGCTCCGGCGGGCGCGCGCGACGTGACTCCCGGCGGCGTAAGCGCCCCGGCCGGCGCCTATGGCGACTGGCTGCGCGCGCAAAGCTACGCGTCCCAGGGCGGCGGAGACTACGGCGGCCTCGACTATCCGACCGGAACGCCTCCGAATTACCAGATGGCCAGCGATCTGCTGGCCGCGGCGCCGCGTTATTATCCGGGCGATACCGTCGCCGACTTCACGCCCGAGCAGCTGCTCGCCATGCGCTTTGGCGCTCAGCGCGCCATGACCGGCTCGCCGCTCAATCAGCTCGCCCAGGGCGGCGTCGCGCAGACGCTGCGGGGCGACTACATGAATCCCGGAACCAACCCGTATCTGATGAACGCGCTCAATGACCAGGCAAACCTGATCGAGGGCCGCGTCAACCAGACCGCGGCGCGCTACGGGCGCGAGGGATCGGGCGCGCACCTCTCGAGCCTCACGCGCGAGCTCGGCAACCTCACCAATCAGCAGCTGTTCCAGAACTACCTGGGCGAGCGCGGCAATCAGATGAGCGCCTACTCAATGGCGCCGCAACTGGCGGGAACCGACTACGAGGATCTCGATCGCCTGATGGGCTACGGCCAGCTCGGCCAGGATCAGGCGCAGCGCGAGATCGAGGGAGACTTCGCGCGCTACCAGTACATCCAGGAGAGCCCGTATCGCCAGCTCGCCAACTACATGCAGCTCCTCGGCGGATCCTACGGCGGCAGCGGCATGACCATGCAGCCCTGGAGCGGCCGCGACACGATGGACGCTGCGAGCGGCGTCGGCGGCCTGGGCCTCGGGATCGGCGCGCTCGCCATGCTCTCCTCGCGGCGCTTCAAGACCGACATCGAGCCGATCGGGCCGGAGTTCTCGAACCTGCAGCCGGTGGCCTTTACCTGGACGCAGGGCCCGCTCAAGGGCATGCGCGACGTCGGGTTCATCGCCGAGGAAGTGGCCGAGCACTACCCCGAGCTCGTCGTCTACGAAGCCGACGGCAAGACGCCGCTCGGCGTGAAGTATCACGAGATCGCCGTGCGCCTTGCCAAGTGCGTCGTCTCGCTGATCGAGCAGGCAGAGCAGGAGGGCGTGCTCGCCCCCTCGCACAAGTATCTGACGACGCCCAGGCTGCACGTCGTCGCGGGAGGCTGACATGGGTATTTTCGACTGGAACCAGCAGGCAATGGCGTTTCGGCGCCCGGGAGCGATGCCCGCGCCGCGGCCGATGGGGCCGCCGCCGGGCGTGCAGCTCGGAATGACGATGCCCGCGCCCGTCTCGGCGGCGCCGTCGTATCTCAATCCCGAAGGCATGGCGCCGGGCGGTGTTTCGCCGTTTGCCGGCACATTCAGCGGCGGTCCCGAGCAGATCGCGCAGGGTCTCACGCCTGCTGCGCCCGCCGCGGCCGCCGGCGGCGTCGCGCTCAATCCGATGGCGCTCGGGCTGCTCTCGCTTGGAACGGGCCTCATGAAAACCTCGGGCTACGGCAAGGGCGTAGCGGAGGGGATCGAGGACGCGGCGGCCGCGCAGATGGGCCTGCATCCCATGCAGCTCCTGCAGAAGAAGCTCCAGCAGCAGCAGAGCGACAACGCCGCCGAGAAAGAGCGCCTCGGCGCGGTCGCCGATGCCTACGGCCAGGCGGGGCCGCAGGCGCGCGCGCTGGCGATGGGCGGCGACGAGGAAGGCGCCCGCATGATGTACAAGCTCTGGTTTGACCGGGAGAATCCCGAGCCGGGCAAGCCGACGGCGGGGAGTTTTGCCGGACTCGTCCCCGGCGCCGTTGCCGGTGAGCAGCAGCAAGGTCTTACGGCCGAGCAGATTGCCAACATCCAGGCGCTTGCGAGATCGGATCCCGCGCAGGCGGCGCGTCTGATGCGTATCTATCTCACCCCGGAGACCAAGCGCGGGATTTTCGGCCTGATCGAGTAGGAGGTCCGTCATGGGAGTGTACGATCCGAGAATACAGCCGCCGATGCCGCTGCCGCGTTCCTCCGGGGGCGTCGCGCCGGCGCTCGGCATGGCTCCGCAGCCGCTGCCAGCGCCGCAGCTCGCGAGAAATGACGGCAAGATCGCGCTCTCGCCGGAGGAGAAGCGCTCGGCCGTCCGCGAGGAGCTCAAGCTCGACAATCCCAGCGACAAGGCCCGCGGCGAGCTCGAGCTGCAGGCCGATCAATACCGCAAGCTCCTGCAGCTGCGCCACGAATTCAAGGACGAGTTTGCCGGCAACCGCTTTGAAGCGCTCGGGAACCTCGAGAACCGGATCGACTACAGCTTTGGCGATACCGCCCTGGGCCGCATGGTCGCAACGCCCGGTCAGGATTCTTTCTGGCGCAAGTACGCGGCGCTGCGAAACGAGATCCGTCATTCGCGCTTCGGCGGCGCGCTCTCCGAGCACGAGCTCGCCGAGTTTTTGAAGCAGGACATTACGCCCGGCGGCTCGCCCTCGAGCGTGCGCGGCGCGATCGACGAGCAGCTCTGGGATCTCTCCGACAAGATGCGCCGCCGGATCGAATACTGGCAACAGACCGGCGCAGATGCGAAGGCGCTGCGCAAGATGGTCGGCGAGGACGTATTCGACGAGGTGCGCATGCGTTCGGTCATTCCGACGCTGAAAGCGGGCCGCGGCGAGAAAGCGCCGCCCGACGCTCCAGGCCAGGGTGGCGGCTACGTGCCGATCGGCGAGCTCCTCCAGCGAAAGGGCAAGTAGTCATGCCAATGCCGAGCCTCGAGGATCTCCTGGCGCAGCTCGACGCCCAGGGCGTGCACGTCAAGCCCGTCTGGGATCCGCAGAGCCAGCGCACGACGATCTCGGTCCGCGACGCGGATCTCGAGACGCTCTCGCGCGCGCAGATCGAGGCGCTCGGCCACTACGAGAGCGCGATCCTCTCGCGCTACGATCAGCAGATGAACGCCGCCGGCGTGCCCGAGCGCTACCGCGGCGAGGCGCGGCTCTCGCCGCAGGCCTCGCGCGAGCGCAAGCCCGGTCCCGTGAGCGCCCTGGAGGCAGGCGCGATCGGCTTTGTCGATCAGATGCGCGGCTACATGGAAGGCATCGGCCAGCTCGGCCAGGAGCGCCGGCTCTCGCACTTCGAGGGCCTGCGCGAGGATCTTCTCGAGAAGGCTGCGGCCGAGGGACGCGATCCCGATCCGGCCGCGCTCGCAGATCTCGAGGGCGCGATCTCGCGCACGCAGGAGAAGATCGGCGCAATCCGCGACACGCGCGCGGGCCAGAAGCGCCAGGACCGCGCCGCCGCCAAGGCCCACCCGGCGGCGCACTTCACCGGGCGCACGTTTCAGTTTTTCTCCGATCCGTTCAACCTCCCGTTTTTCGGCGGCGGCAAGCCGGTCGCTCTCGGTCTCGAGGAGCTCGTCGAGCAGGGAGTGAAGAAAGGCCTGCGCAACCGCACCGCCGAAATGCTCAAGTCCCGCATCGCGCGCGAGATGGGCGAGGGCGCGCTGGCGGCCGCCGGCGCCGAGGCCATGCGCGTTGTGCCCGAGGGAGACGAGCGCAGCGTGGGCGCGATGGCCGCCGCCGGCGCCGGGCTCACCGGCACGCTCAATGCCGGCGGCGCGCTCACCCGCCGCGTCGTGCGCGGGCCCGAAATGACGCGCGAGACGCAGCGCGCACTCTCGCCGATCGCCGCCAAATACGGAATCGAGCTCGATCCCACGGTCGCCCGGCGCGAGCTCACCGGCGCGAGCGACACCCTGCAGGAGCTTCCCGGCGCGCCGCTTCGCTCCTTTAAGGAGCGCCGCCTTTTCGAGGAGATCCCGGCCGCCGGCGAGCAGTTCAAAAAGGGCTTCGGCGACGTGAGCGATCCGGGCAAGGTTGTCGTGGAAAACGTCCAGAAGGTCGCGTCCGCGCGGCGCGAGGAAGGCAGCCGGCTCTACCAGGCGCTCGAGGAGAAACTCGAGTCGCTGCAGGACTCGGTCAACCGCGGCGAGAAGCGCATGCCGGTGACGCTCGAGCCGCTCTACAAGGAAGCCAAGCAGATCGAGAAGGAGCTCTCGAAGTTTTGGGGCACCCGCCGCGGAAAGATCAGCCGCACGCTCGACGGCGACATCTCCGACATCGTCGAGCGCCACGAGCTCGCGACGTCGTCGGAGAAGAAAGTGCGCGACGCCGTCAACAAGACGCAGGCGCCCACGTTCATGGAGCTGCACCTGCACCGCTCGCTCTGGCTCGAGGAAGCGCGCGATGCCGCCGACCTGGGCGATACGCGCCTTGCCGGTTACTACCAGCGGCTTGCCACCGCGGCGGACAAAGCCCTCGAGGTATCGGGCGAGAAGATGAAGGGCGCCGATCCCGAGGCCTACAAGCTCTGGCGAGAGGCCGAGGACTACTGGCGCGAGCAGGTCGTGCCGCTGCAGCATCCGGAGATCGCGCGCATCGTGCGCTCGGGCGCGGACGCTGCGAAAAGTGGGATCGACGCCGACCAGGTCGTGCCGCTGCAATTTGCGGCCGGGCGAGAGGGCCGCCAACAGCGGCTCCTCGACGTGCTCGACGACGAGGGCAAAGTCGCGCTCAAGGTCGGCATCGTCGAGCAGGCGCTCGAGGGCGCACACCGCGACGCCGCCGAAGTGGGCGAGTACCTCTCGCCGGCGAAGCTGGCGACGAACCTGCGCAAAGTCATGGGTAAGCAAAAAGCCGCATTCTCAGACACCGAGATAAGGGAGATCGAGGGCTTTACCAAGCTCATGCGCGCCCTCGGTTCCGACACCGAGGCGCTCGTGAATCCCAAGACGGGCAACCGCCTCGTCGCGCCGATCATGGTAGCCCTCGTGGGCTACGGGATCTCGGAGTCCGCGCCGCAGGCGGCGCTCTACACCGCGGCCGGTTACGGCGCGCAGTGGATGCTGACCAACCCCTACGCCCGCCGGATCCTCATGACGCTCGGCGAGGAGCAGATCGGCTCGCCCCGGTTCTGGGCCGGCGTCAACGGCCTGCGCAAGCTCGCCCGCAGCAAGCTCGGGCCGCGCGGCCTCGTCGAGATGCAACGCGAAGCCGGCGACGAACCCGAGGTTTACGAGCCGGGGCGCGCCGGCGAAGGGCCGATCACCGCGCAGTAATTCACCGAAGCAGCGATCCCAGCCAGATTGCAAGGCAACCGCCGACGATCAGGATCTCGGCGAGTCTCCAGGCGTGTCGGCGACGGATGGCCTGCTCCTCGCGTTCGGAGCGAAGCAGCAGGAGCAGTTCTTTCAGCTGACGATCAATACGTTGCAGGTAAACGGAGGGCGCGAGGGTTGTGAAATCGTCGGCAGGCAGGCCGTCGTCAGATTCTTCTGGCTCACGCATCTAGGGGATAATCGGGATCGAGCACCTGGCGCTGCTCGTGGGCGTACTTGGCGAAGCCGCGGGAGCGCTTGCGCTCCTCCTGCTCCTCGCGCCTTCGCGCGTTGGACGCGATGGCTTCGTCCGCTGTCCGTTCAATCGCCTCAAGCTGCCGGAACAGCGCGCCGCCCTTGGTATTCGATTCCCGCAGGCGCTGGTGATAGTCCTTGCCCCAGTTCCAGGGCCAGAGGGCGTCGATCTCGAAGCTCTGGAAGAGACGCGAGAGCCCGTAGCAGAGCAGCACCGCGGCGAGGACGCCGCCGGGAAGCCCGCCGCCGAAGAGCGGCACGGCCAGGGCAAAGCAGACGAGAGCGTAGAGGAGGTTCATGGGGGCGATCCTTCCAAGGGGAGAGTCTATCACGGCGGGCGCGGAGGTGCCAGCCGTCACTTCTTCGGAGGGGGAGCGCAGACGATACGCGGCACCTCAATCGCCAGGATCGCGGCTAGCTCGTCGCCGACCTGGTGCGCCAGAGGGTAGCCGCTGGCCTCGAGCAGCTTCTCGTCATGCCAGAGCCCCCGAAATTCCAGCCGCGCCTTTGCCTGGGCGCCCTGGTATTTCACGAGGTAGCGGTGCTGCTCGTAGTGTTTCTCCCATGCGACGCCCAGTCGCAGGAGCGTCGCGCCGGCGAGTCGCGGGCCTTGGTAGACGCCCCAGTCGTCGTGGTACCAGACGTGCCGAAGCAGGCGCCCGTGTTTGTCACGGTCGGGTGTTGCTGGATCCTGCTCGAGGTGAACGCTCGGCGATTCGGCGAGCAATCGCGCAAGCGTATCGGTCGCCTCGCGGCCGCAGTAGCGATACACCTCCGACCAGGCTTTCCCCTTTTTCTCCCGCGTCTCGGGTGTGCTCGCGCCGATAATCCGCACGAGTTCCTCGGCCTCGCCGAGCCGGACGCGGATCGTGTCGCCGTCGATCACCTCGAGCACCTCGACCTGAACGGCGCTCTCGGGCAGTTGGGGTTCGGCCGCGGCGGCGTGCCCGGCGAGGAGAAGGAGTGCGGCGATCGCCGCGAGTGCAAGTGTCTTCATGAGCGCAATTCTTGAGCAACTTCCATGCCGCTGCAAACGGGATTTAACGCTGGCAGGAGGCCCTGAAATCTGATAGCGTGAGCCTGCACGGTCCGGATTCCGGACCGCCCGCACGAAATCCGCACCGATCCGCACGACGACAGGGCCCCCGACGGCCCGGACGCGAGGATCGCACGTATGCACGGATTTCGTCGTTTCTTTCTCCTCCTCAGTCTCCTGCTTCTGACGTTCATTGCCTGCGGCAACTCGCTCGCGGGCGATGTTGCGAGCTGGAGCCCCGACGCCGACGACAACGCGAGCGCGCCGCCCGACGGCGCCCCCGAGGGCATGAGCCCCGGAGCGGTCAACGACACGATGCGCGAGATCATGGCGGCGGTCCGGCGCGAGCAGATGGACCGCGACCTCGCGCGCCACTACTTCTGGCAGGTTGAAGACGGCGGCACGACCAGCACGCCGACGATCATTGGCGTCGGGCCCGCGCTCACCGAGCTCGGCAATGACGCGAGCGGCGGCCTCGGCCTGATCGGCGGCGTGACCAGCGCGACGACCAATGCCGACGTCGCCTGGTATCTCGACGACGACGAGCTCTACACCGGGGCCAGCAGTGTCTCCGAGCGCGTCACGTTCACCGGGCGGATCGCGGTCCCGACCGACATCACCGACGTGAGAATCTACTTCGGGCTCGTCAGCGCGAGCCCGCTTGCCTACACCGATCTTGCCGGTAACTCGGTGACCGGCGCCGTGCTTCGCTACGCGACCGACGCCGACGGCACGGCGTTCTGGCGCACGGTGACCTCAAACGGCAGCAGCCAGACGGTCACGACCACCACCGCGGCGATCGCTTCGGCGGGTTACTACTCGGCGCGCGTCGAAATGGAATCGGGCGTCGCGCGCTTCTATCTCGACGACGTGCTGATCGCCACGCACACCACCTACGTCCCGTGGCCGGGCGGCGGGGGCGGCGGGCCGTTTCCGTTCTACGGCGCCCGCACGCTCGACGCGGGCCCGACCGGCATTATCCGTCAGCTCTATTTCATCAAGCTTCACTTCCGGATCGATTAAGGAGGGCCCCGCGATGGGCGCATTTCGTCACCACACTGCTTCGGGCAATCTTGCCGCCGACGGGCAGGTCGTCATTCCCGCGACGCATCCCGACGACCCGAGCCTGCGGCTCGTCTCGGCCAGCTGGTACGCGGGCACGGATTTCGGCGGCGGCACGCTTGCCGCGCAGGTCACGCCCGGGCAGGGCAGCCCGGTCGAGCCGCCCGAGGGAGCGAAGGAGCTCACGGCGACCGGCGCGCAGAGCATCTCCGACGGATCGCTGCTCGCCTACAACGGCCTGCTCCTCGATCTCTCGGGATCCTCTTCGCCCGATCTCGACTGGTCCTACTGGGCAATTTACCGCTGATCGCAGGAGCGCGCCTTGGGTCCGATCGAGTCACAGATTGCGGCACTGACCGCGAATCGCGCCGACATCCTTGCGGGCCGCGGAGAGTGGTCGGGCTCGCGGCTTGAGGACCGTGAGCTCGCGCTCAAGCTCCAGATAGAGACGATCCGGCAGCTCAAGACCGACGCGCTCGTCGCCGTGGGCCGTCCGGCCACGAAAGCCGCGACCATCGGCAAGCGCAGCGTGCAGGTCATGTATTCGCGCGAGCCGTGGGTCTGCGATAAGGGCTGCCTCAATGTCCGCGTGCGCGTGCTGGAGAACGGCGAGTATCGCGGCATCGGCAAGCTGAAAGTCCGCGACGAGCACCTGCGGTTCGTGAATCCGCCGGTCAAGGTTCCGACCGGAGAGAAGCGTGTCGAGCGCATAGACGGCGCAGACATTGAGCGGAACGTATACGAGGAGAGCCCAGCCGCCGCGCTGGAGCAGATCGTCCTACAAGCACTCGACGTAATCGGGCTTTCCGACAACATCGAGCGCGGCATCGGCAACACGACCACGACGGTTTATTCGGATGCTGACGACGGTGCGCTCAAGTATCTGGCTTCTGCGTCTACCTGGGCGAGCCTCATTGGGCAAGCGACAGCCACAAATGTATTCTCGACCAACTCATCTGTTGCGGCCTGCACCAACGATCACAGCGCAACGACCAATCTTTTCGATTCAGTGTCTCGCGGCAGCTTCCCGTTCGATACCAGCGCTATCGGCTCCGACACGATCTCGAGTGCGACGCTTTCGGCGTGGCCGTCGTTGGTGGAGTCAGGTTCGGCTGACGACTCGGCTGATATTGTCAGTCATTCGCGCGACACGCCCGGAACCCTTGCAGCCGGAGATTTTGACAACTACGGGAGCACGCTCTTTGGGCAGATCGCCAGCATGCATGGCGAGTCCACGAGCGCCTACTCGAATTTCACCCTTAACGCTGCGGGCATCGCTTACATCAACGGCAGCGGGACGACGGTTTTCGGTTGTAGGACCGGCTCCGATCGAACTGCAACTACGCCTACGCCGTGGGGCGGCGGAAACTCCGGGCTACGCTTCTATTTCTCCGAGCAGACTGGAACGACAAACGACCCGAAACTGACCGTCGAGCATTCCAGCGGCGTCGCCCCCGTGCTCGCCAGCCTGGTCGTTTCTGCATTCGACGAGTCAAGCATCGCTCTTGCCCAGCCGACTTTCGACACCGAGGGAGATCCGGCCCCGACGGTCGAGGCGTTCATCGGCTTGACCGGCACGATCAGCGAGTCGGGCGGTGTCGTGAGCGATTACCTCGAGGGCGAGGTTGACGTATCGGCGGGCGGATACACGTTCTCGGGCCTGAAATCTCTCCAGAGCTATACGATCTACGTCGTTGCCACGAATAGCGAAGGCTACAGCGTGAAGAGCATCGCACAGAAGACGGGCTATGCCGGCAGCATCCGCAAGCTCGAGCAGCTCGGCGTGATCTGAGGAGGATCCGGTGGCGGGAATGATCGAGAAGGCAGCCAGGCGCATGATTGAGCGCAAGGAAAAGGATCTCGGCCACCGGCCCGAGAGCGAGCACCTCAAGAAGCTGCGCGAGATCTGCAACGCCGAGAGCTGCCCGGCCGAGAACAAGGGCGCCGCCGGCGATCCGCTCGCACGCCTGCGACAACTGGCCCGGGAGCATTCGTGAGCGGAGAAGGCAACGGCTGGACCGAATACCGCAACCTGGTGCTCGCCGAGCTCGAGCGCCAGGCCAAGTGGCTCGGATCGCTGCAGAAGGCGGTGGAAGATCTGCGCGTGCAGGGCGCCGTGCAGGCCGCGAAGCTCACGGTCTACGCCGCGATCGGCGGCGCACTCGGCATGGCGCTGATGAAAGCGGCGCTCAGCGCGGTGGGCCTGTGAGCTTCAAACCCGACGCAATCGTCATTCACTGCAGCGCGTCGCCCGACCGCGAGCTGCTCGACTGGCACGCGATCGATCGCTGGCACCGCGAGCGAGGCTTCCGCTGCATCGGCTACCACGAAGTCTGGGAGCGCCAGGGCGGGGCGCTCGTCGCTGTTGCGGGGCGGCCGCTCACCGAGCAGGGCGCGCACTGCCTGGCCGGAGGAATGAATCGCCGCGCAATCGGGATCTGCGCCGTCGGGAACTTCGACCGCGACGGCCCGCCCGAGGATCTGTGGCAGTTCGCGCTGGTGCGGGTGCGGATGTATCAGCGGGTGCTCGGAATCGAGAGAGCGCGCGTCTTCGGTCACCGCGAATTCGAGGAAAGTAAAACGTGCCCCGGATCCCTCTGGGATCTCGAGCGATTCAGGAAGGAGCTTTAGTCATGTTCGGTCTCAGTGGATGGAAGACACTCTCGGGAGGCATTGGCCTCATGTTCGCGGGCGCTTCGCTCGTACTGCTGCAGGTGCCGCACCTGCTCGAGGGACAGATCGAGGAGTCGATCGAGAAAGTCGGCGCCGGTTTCGGGCTCATCAGTCTGGGCCTGACCGGCATCGGCATGGGCCACAAAAACGAGAAGAGCGCGCAGCAGGTCAGCGACGCGCTGAGCTCCGCGGCAAAGCGGATTGCCGACGAAGTGCGCCGAAGCGGCCGCACGCTGCTCGTGCTGGCAACCCTCGGCGCGGCGCTCACGCTGCAGGGCTGCGCCAACAGGACGCTCGGCGGATTCCTGCAGGGCATCGCGGAGCTTCCGAAGAAGACGGGGCAGGGCATCGTCGCGGATTTCGACCTCGAAGGGCGCTGGCGACGCTTCTGGGACGGGTGCGAGGCATGCCCGGAGAGTCCGGACTGCCCGGGCCTCGAGGAGATCCCCGGCAGCCTGGACGGGCCGCCCGAGGAAGTTCCTAGCGAACCGTGATCCGGTTTTCGGTCTCAAACTAACACAGGCGTCCGATTTTCGGACACCCCCCGGGGCTGCACCTTGCGGCCTTTCGGCGTTTGCTGGTAATTTGAATCCAGCAGCCTCCACGTTTTCGCGTTAGTTGACGTTCCGCCCAGCATCGCTCCGGAGTGAGCGAAGAGTGCAGCTCTGCGCACTTTTCGCGGCAGCCGGCAACGACAACGATGCTCCGTGCGCTCACCTACCCGCGCGTTTCTTTAACGCGCGGCCTGCCGATTGCTGTCCTGGTTCTTCCGGGATGGATCACAGTCGTGCAGAAGGCGCCCGAACCCGAAGAGTTGCTCGCCCTCTACAACAAGCACCTCGAGCAGCGCGCGCTCGCCGCCGGCGTGCAGCGCCACTACCTGCGCACGGCGCAGCGGTTTTTCCGCCGGCTCGTGAAGAGACGCGGCGTGCTCTGGCCGCGCTACCTGCGCGAGGCGGGCCGCGAGGAGTTCGTGAATTACTTTGCCTGGCGCGATCTCGATCCCAAGGGCTCGACCCGCAGCAACGAAATCAGCGCCATGCGCGACTTTGCGAAATTCCTGGTCGCGCTCGAGATCGTGAGCGGCGACCCGATGCGGCACTTCATCGCGCACCGCCGCCGGCCGCTGCCGATGGCGCTCTCGGCCGAGCAGTGCGAGGAGCTGCTGCGCACGGCGATCGAGAAGCCCGGGCACATGGCCGAGCGCGACCTGGCGCTCGTCGCCCTGTTCTGGGCCACGGGGATCCGGCTGCAGGAGATGGCAAGCCTGGATCTCCGCGACGTCGATCTGCGGGGGCGCACGATCAAGGTGCGCGAGGGAAAGGGCGGCAAGGACCGCGTGGTGGTGATGGATCACTCCAGCGCCTACGAGCTCGGGCTCTGGCTCAAGGAGCGGCGCAAGGTGCTCTCGGCGAATCCCGAGGCGCCGCACACGCGGGTCTGGATCTCGCGCAGCGGGCGGCCGCTCTCGGCCGGGCGGATCGGCCGCGTGATCGGCGAGCTCGGCAAGCGCGCCGAAAAGTTCACTTTCCGGGCGACGCCGCAGATGATCCGGCACTCCTTCGCGACGCATCTCTACCGCAACGGCGCCGACCTGCGGGTGATTCAGGAGCTGCTCGGGCACGAGAATCTCTCGACGACGACGATCTACGCCGAGACCGACATCGGGCACCTTCTGGAGGTCTATCGCAAGGCGCACCCGCGCGCTAGAATGCCCGACGACGAGGAAAAGAGTTGACAGGCAAGGGGGAGTTCCAATAGAAAGAAAACATGTTCAGAAGGAACCCCCAAGCCCTTAACTCGCTGAAATCGCAGGCGCTTTTCGATTTTACATAATATACAGCTTACCCTGCGACGATAATTCAGTGATTTCATAGGCTTAGGTGGTGTTCCTGCGAGGCAGGAATGACCGCAGAGACCGCGCAGCACGGCTCCCGAGAGTCGCTTTTTTGCGATTCTGGCGCTCCATTAGGAACGCTCTCCCGCCAACTTCCCACGTCCCTGACGCCGGCGCTCCCCACGAGCGGCGGCGCTTCTGTTTCCCCCGTCCGCTTCCGTGACCAGGACCACGAACTGCCACCTAGTTTCGCGACTCCTTTCTTGACGGCGGCGGGGGAGCCTCTTCGCCGGTCGGGCCCGCTTCCCCCCGGGCCCGACCGGCGCTTTTTTTCCATCAGGAGATCTGCATGAAGCCCGTTCTTAAGCCCGAGGAGTGCGTGATCGTCACGCGCTACAGCCCGTTTGCCGAATACGTGCAGGAGATCGGGATCTGCCCGCGCGGCGCGACGATCCTGCAGCGACCGAGGCCCGAGGAGATCGCCGGCAAGGTCGTTTTCGGCCCGATCCCGCCGGGGCTCGCGATCTTTGCGCGCGCGGTCGTCACGGTGCCGATGGAACGGCCCAGGGCGCTGCGCGAGGGAGAGGTGACGCTCGAGGAGCTGCGCCGCTACGGGGGCAAGCCGCTGATTTTCCAGAGCCGGCGCGTCGAGGAAGCGACGAGCCCGGATCTCGCGGCGGCTGCGCGCGCGGCGCTCTCGTACGTGAAGACGCACGCGCCCGAGAACATCGCCCGCGCGCTCGAGGCGGCGGTCTACGGAAAATCCTGCGCGGCCTGAGCGCGCCTTGTCCGCGGCTGCCGCACGCGGCCGCCCGTTCCATCGATCCAGAGGTTTCAATGACGCACGTTCCCGCCGACTATCTCGCGCCGCCGCTCGATCACCTGGACGTCCGCACACGGGTCTCGGGCGAGGTGGTGCACCTCGACCTGGGCTGCGATCACGGCAAGATCGCCGTTCGCCTGACGCGCGAGAGTTACCTCGAGGCGCTCGTGCTGCTGCGCATGCAGGGCGAGAGCCTCGGGCTGCTCAAGGAGGGCCGCGCGCATGGCTAGAAAGAAACTCAAGCACTACCCGAAGCGATACTGCCAGGCGGCGCGGGTGATCGACATCGCGCGCCAGCTCTCGACCTACCGGACCGGGCTCACGGTGCGGGAAATGATGGAGCACTACGGCGTGACGCGCCGGACGATCTGCCGCGATCTGGCGGCGATGCAGGAGGCTGGTCTCCTGCTCACCGATTCTCCCGCGCCGCCGGCGCGCAGCAACAACGGCAACGAGCGCGTGTGGAAACTGCTGCCGGGCGATCCCGTGCGCAACGTGTTCGGGGGTGGCGCGTGACGCAGCTTCCCGACGAGATCGAGGCGCGCGACGGGCGGCCGGGCCTGACCTGGCTTTACGACGACGTGATCGACGAGTACGCCGCGCACCTCAAGCCCTCGGGCATGGCGGTCTATGCCTACATCTGCCGCTGCGTGAAGGGCAAGAAAGGCAAGGCGACGATCGCCGTTGCCGAGTGCGCCAGGCGGATGGGGATGGATCGCAAGACGGCGCGCGCGGGGCTCAAGCGCGTGCTCGCGCCGATGCCCGACGGCGTCGTGCTCGTGAAGTTCAACGGGCCGGCGTTCAACGAAAAGGGCGGCTCGCCGCTCATGCGCGTGACGGTGCAGCCGGTGGGCGAGGAGAAAGGCAGTGGGGAATCGGCACCCACCGATGCCGAACACCCTGCGAAAACGCCCGCAGAGGCGCCCGAGAGTGCAGCACAATCAGGCACTTTTTGCGGTGGGGAATCCGCGCCCACCGATACCGAAAACGAGCAGTGGGAGCGAAATCACCAGCGGGGAGATCGCGACCACTGCAGTGGGGAATCGGCACCCACATTGGACGTACCCGGACTTATTCAGAGTAACCCCCCTTACCCCCCGCAAGCGGGGGGAATCTCTCCCGATGAAAATGACGGACTCGAGGATCCACCCGATCCCAGAGCGAGCGTCCAGGTCGATCCCGAGGAGAGCGCCGAGGCCGAGCGTCTCCCGATCTCCGAGCGGGTGCTGCGCTTTACTCCCAACGCCGCGACGCGCGAGGCGATCGCGCGGCTCCTGGGCCTTCCGCCCAAGTGGCCGTCGGCGCAGCGGGTTATCGACGAGACCGTGCTCCCGTTCTGGCGCGAGCTCGACGAGAAGTGGCACAGGCGGGCCGGATCGCCCGGCAACTCGATCCGCTCGGCCTGCAAACCGACCGGGCAGATGCGCAAGGCCATGATCGGCGAGGAGCGCCTCGAACAGCTGCGCCGCGAGGGCCGTCAGTGGGAGCGCGAGCAGGCGCGCAGGCCGAAGGAGCCCGCCGCCGACGTGGCGCGCGCGTCGCCGTGTGTCGACGTGCGCGCGGCCGTGCGCGAGAAGGATCCCGCGCTCTACGAGCAGCTCTACGGCCGCGAGAATCGCGCGAACTTCTCCCGCGTGCTGCGCGCCTCTCTGGGCCCGGCGCCCGAGCTCGCGCGGCTTTGCGTGCGCGCGTTCGCCGAGCTGTTCATCGACTTGCCCGAAAACCCCGAACCACCGGCCGCGCACTACGCCCGGCACGAGAACCACGAAGGAGCGCCCCCATGTCACTGAGCACGAGCGAAGTCCGCGAGCTGATTGTGCGGCTCGTCGAGAAGGAAGGCGGCCGCACGGTCGCGGAGCTGGCCGAGGAGATCGGCGAGGAAAAGGGCCGCGTCAATGCGCAGCTGAACGCCCTGGTGAGCGACGGTTTCCTCGAGAACAGCGGCGAGACGCGCTCAAGCGGCCCGGGCCGCGCGCCCGCGATCTGGCAGCGCACGAGGAAAGCCTACGAGCCGGGCGTGCGCGATCCCGAGAGCGAGGAAGCAGACGACGAGCCCACCGCGCCGATCCGGCGCCGACGCAAGAATGAGAAGGCAACTTCGCCGAAGCAGCGATCAGCCGGCCGTGAGAACCGCGTGGGACAACGGCGACCGGCGCGGCGCGGTGGGCGCAAGTCAAAGGCCGCCCAGGCGCTCGAGGAGATCGCCGAGGAGACGCTCGACCGCCTGGTCGACCAGGTGATCGATCAGGCGATCCGCGGCGCGCTCGAAGAGCTCTTTGCCGACGCCGAGGCGATCCCGGCGCGGCTCGGAGAAGCGCTCGGGCGCGGACCGGAGTTCTATCTCGAGCACTACGAAGTCGCGCCGCTCGAGGGCGACGACGAGGAGGCCGCGTGATCGTCACGCTCTGGATCGAGAAAACCTGGAAGTGGATCCCCGTCGTCGTGCGCGGGCGCAGCTCGCGAAGCATCGTCTTCCACTGGGGCTGCCTGACGCTGTTCCTCTCGACGCGCTCGTGGGCGCTGCACCTCATTCCGAGCAAGGAAGAGATCGAGGCGCAGATGAAGCGGCAGGAGCGGATCATTGCCCGCGCCGTCTCGCAGATCACGAAGTTGGCCATTGCGCCGGCGCCGCCGCCGCGCGTCGATCCCGCCAACGAGAAACCCAACTGAGGAGGCGCCGTGAAAGCGATTTCAATCTGGCAGCCGTGGGCCTCGGCGATCGCCGAGGGGCACAAGCTAATCGAGACGCGCCACTGGCCGGTGAGCCATCGCGGCGAAATTGCGATCCATGCCGCCAGGCGCTGGACCGGCGCGGAGCTCGAATATCTGCAGGAGTTCAACGAGCGCTGGCCGGAGCTCGCGCTGCAGCCGCCGCTGCCGCTCGGCGCCGTGGTTGCGGTGGCCGAGATCAAGGGCTGCGCGCGCACGGAGAGTCTGCGCGGCGCGATCTCGATCCTCGAGCAGGAGCTCGGCAACTTCACCGACGGCCGCTACGGCTGGCTACTCACCAACGTGTGCAAGCTCGCCGAGCCGGTTGTGTGCCGCGGCAAGCAGGGACTTTTCGATATCTCGGGCGAGCCGCTCGATCGGGTGCTCGCGCAGCTCAAGGGGGCCGCGTGAACCGCTGGGCGCGTTACACCGAAGCAATCACCGAGCACGGCCGGAAGTATCTGGGCGCGCTCGTCGTGATTCCCGACGACCCGCCCGACGTGCCGGCAGGTCGCTACAAGGCGCAGAGCTCGGGGCTCGTGCACCTCGACCGCGGGCCCGCCTGGCGCGTGCTGTTCAGTCCCGATCCGCGGATCGTGCTGCCGTGCGTGATCCGCGAGGCCTGCCTGACGCTTCTGTCCGACCGCGAGTGCCGGGAACTCGACGCGCAGCACTGCCCGCCGCGGCGGATCGAGGTGATCCGTGGGTAAGCACCTCAAGCTCACGGCCGAAATTGCGCTGCCGCTGCCGGAGGCGGTGACGCAGACCTACGGGTTTCTCGGCCGCAAGGGCTCCGGAAAGACCTACGGCGCTTCCAAGCTCGCCGAGGAGCTGCTTGCCGCGCACGCGCAGGTGATCGCGATCGATCCCGTGGGCAACTGGTGGGGGCTGCGCGTGGGCGCGGCGAGCGCGAGTTTCAACGCGACCGGCTTTCAGATCCCGGTGATCGGCGGGCTGCACGGCGATCTGCCGATTACGCCCGAGAGCGGCGCGCGCGTCGCCGATCTGCTGTGCGAGAGCGGGCTCTCGGCGGTGATCGACGTCTCGCAGCTCCGCAAGGGCCAGCGCCGACAGTTCGTGACGGACTTCGCCGAGCAGCTCTTCGCCCGCCGCAAGGCGCAGCCGCAGGCCTGCCACCTGTTCGTCGAGGAGGCGCAGCTTTTCGTGCCGCAGCGCTGCGGCGCCGACGAGGCGCGTATGCTCGGCGCGTTCGAGGATCTCGTGCGCCTCGGCCGCAACTTCGGGATCGGTGTCTCGCTGATCTCGCAGCGGCCGCAGAGCGTGAACAAGGAGGCGCTCTCGCAGGTCGAGTGCCTGCTGGCCTTCCAGATCGCGGAAGCGCACGCGCGCAAGGCGCTGATCGAGTGGGTGCACGAGCAGGGGATCGACGTCGCCGGCATGCTCGCCGAGCTGCCGAAGCTCCAGCCTGGAAACGCGATGCTCTGGAGCCCGCAGTGGCTGCGGCGGCTCGAGCGCGTGAGCATCCTGGAGAAGCGCACGCTCGACGCGAGCGCGACGCCGACGCTCGGCAAGTCCCGCAAGGCGGCGACGCTCGCCGACGTGGACGTGGCGCAGCTCAAGGAAGCCTTTGCCGAGCAGCTCGCGCAGGCCGAGGCGAGCGATCCGAAGAAGCTGCGGGCCCGCATCGCGGAGCTCGAGAAAGAGCTGGCGGCAAAGCCGCGCCAGGTCACCGAGCGCGTCGAGGTCTCGCTGCTCTCCGACGAGGACCGGCTGAGCCTGATCCAGCTCGCCTCCCGCGTCGCCGAGCGGCACGCGGAGACCCAGGCGCTCGGCGATCTACTCGAAAAAATCTACTCGCGTGCGCAGCAAGCGGCGCAAGTTCAGGCGCGAGAGGCGGAGCGGCCGCGGCATAACAACGACATTCCAGGTCGTGCGGAGTCCAATCACCAAAAACCTGCTCTGAAACCCGCCGCGGCCGCTCCGGGGGAGGTCACGCTCAAGCTGGGCGCGCGCCTCATGCTCGAAATTCTGCGGCGCGAGGGACCGCTGCCGCGCAAGGCGCTCGCCACCTTTGCCGGTATTTCGCCGGGCTCCGGCACCTGCAGCGACTACGTCGGCGCGCTGCTTCGCTCGGGCCTGGTCGTCGAGGAGAGCGGAGAGCTGCGCGCGCTTGGAGAAGAAGGCGGCGCTCCGGTGAGCTTCGCCGAAGTCGAGACGCGCTGGTGCGAGAAGAAGGGCGCGCTCAAGGCCGGCGCCCGGAAGATGCTGGGCGAGCTGCGCGTGCGGCGCTCTCTCTCGCGCAAGGAGCTCGGCGAGGCCGTCGGGATCAGCCCCTCGAGCGGAACCATGAGCGATTACGTCTCGCGGCTGCGCCGCAGCGGGCTCGTCGAGACCGGCGACGGCAGCGTGAGTCTCTCCGAGTGCATGTGGCGGCTTGCCAACCGGGAGGGTGCGTGAATCCGCGAGAATCCATTGCAGCGATCAGCGACTACCACCTGGACGGGCCGTTCCGGTCGCTTCCGAAGATCTGGGGCCGCCTGATTTCCGAGGGCGGTTATGCCTTGCCCGAGGAGAGAGCAGAGCTTCATCTCACCGCCGAGACGCTGGAGCGATGGGAAGCGATGGACGGACTTGCCGAGCTAGCCGCGGAGGTTGTGCGGATCGCGCGCATGGCAGGGCGGCTGGGTGTTCCGTGTCCGCCGGAGGCGTGTTGGCCGCATGAATATGACGAGCGGCGTCTGAGCGTCAGCGCGCAGGCCCTCGCAGAGCTCATCGGCGAAGTAACCCCGGACTACCCAAGCCCGCTCGACGATTACGGCCGTCCGGCGAGATCGTGCGTGATCCGCGCGTGCAGGGCGCTCTCGGCATGGACGTCCGCCCTGGTGGAAACGCGACGGGCGGTGGCGGCATGAGCGAGCGCGGCAGCTGCACGGCCTGCTCGGCTTTCGAGAACCGCTCGCCCTCGCGGGTCTACGGCGTGTGCCTGGCGCACGAGAAGCTCGTGAGCGCGGACTGGTCGTGCGAATACTGGCAGCCCGAGTGCGAGTCCTGGCGCGAAGAAGTCGCGGAACTGCTCCGCGCGATTGTCTGGATTCTCTCCGGCGCCGCCGCCGGCGTCACGCAGCCCGGACCGAGGAAGTTTCTCCTCGCTCTGGGCCTCCTCGCGTCGGGAGCGATCGGCGCGGTTTTATCGGCATTTTAAGCGAAGGAAGGAAACCCCAATGATTCCAGAACACTTAACGAGATTCGAGTGGTATGCCCCGCACCAGCAGTGGCTCGCAGAACGCTACGGCTACACGCGGCACGACCCGCCCGCGGGGACGGTGGCGAAACGTGCCGACCTGAGCGACAGCGACCTGCGCGGCAGCGACCTGCGCGGCAGCGACCTGAGCGGCAGCAACCTGCGCGGCAGCAACCTGAGCGGCAGCGA